TTGACAACCCTTGATGGTATTTTGAAAATGGCACTCACCGATAAGGCAATAAAGGCGCTGAAGCCCGGAGAAAAAACGTACAAAGTGGCCGACAGAGATGGGCTTTATTTATCTGTTGCTCCCTCCGGCACGATGTCCTTTCGTTTTAATTACCGTTACAACAACCGCCAACAAACCGTGACGCTGGGCAAGTATGGAGAGATCACGCTGGCACAGGCGCGAGAAAAACTCCTGAAGGCAAAAGCCGATCTTGCCGCAGGGATTTCTCCGGCAAAAAAGAAACAAGAAATTAAAAATACTCTCGCGGAGAACAGCTTCTCTGTCTGGCTGGACAAATACACTGAAGAGTGCGGAGTCGCAGACTCAACAAAAAAGATGCGGGGCTATGCCATCGATAATTATCTGCGGCCGGCCTTAGGAAAAATGTCGCTCTTTGAAATCACTGAGAACGAGGTTAGGGCATTAGCAGAAGATTTGGTGAAACAGCAGGCTCCGAGTACGGCGCTGCTTTGCCGGATGATTATTAAAAACGTCTATACCTTTGCTTCAATGCACGGCGGACCAAAGTTAAAAAGTCCGACTGATTTTGTTCGGCCCAGTTCAATCCATACGTTTAAGTCGAGAACCAGAGCAATGTCGCCTCGAGAAATCGGTTACGTCTTAAACGGGATCGAACAAAGCTCCTCCGACATCAGCTCAAAGAGCGCGTTCAAACTTATTTTGCTCACATTGCTCCGGAAATCCGAGGTCATTAACGGGGTATGGAGCGAGATTGACTGGAATGAGAAAACGTGGAGAATTCCGGCAGAACGCATGAAAACCAAAAGGCCCCACAACGTTTATTTGAGCAAACAGGCGTTCGATATTCTGGTTTGTCTGAGAACGCTGAGCACGTGTAAGAGCGATTTTATTTTTCCGGCAAAGTACGGCCTAAATAAACCTATGGCCACGTCCACCCCGAACCGATTATTAGAGCTCGGGATAGCAAATGCTAAGAAGGCCGGGATTGAAATAAAGCCGTGTACGATTCACGACCTCCGGAGAACTGCCAGCACGCTTTTAAACGAGGCGGAATTTAATTCGGACTGGATTGAAGCCTCATTGGCTCATGTCGCCTCTGGCGTGAGGGCTGTTTACAACGTGGCGGATTACGCTCCGCAGCGGCGCCGGATGCTTCAGGCCTGGGCGGATATGGTTGATAAATGGCAGAAGGAGTATCAGCTTCAGAGTTAAGAAAACATCCCGCCGCTCGGCGGGATTGTCAGTCATGTCTTTATAGTCCGTTCGGTGGACAAAGATTTAAGCGTGTATCGATCGCAGAGCAAATCAATTCGTTGATGGACACTCCAAGTTTGTTTGCTTGCTCAGCCACTGCCAAATGTCTGCTATGTCCTAGTCGAAGATTTAAGACGCCGGAACATGGAACATTCGGCTTGATCCCTTCTGCCTCGCAGTCCGCCAGATACTCGTCAATTGTTTCATGAAACATTTCTTCGAGTTCCTGCAAAGTTTCTCCCTCATACATCAGAAGACTTTTAATAAACATCACTTTTCCGAAGAGGCAATTATCATCGGCACTGTATTCAACAGAGCCGAGATAACCTTTGTATTTCAAAAAATCGCTCATATCAACTCCATTAAACGTAATTGCTCTTTAAGCTGTCGGATAGCCCAGCGCTTTAAAACCGGCGTCGGGTGAGGCCGGCACAGCATGATAGAAACTTCGGGATCAGCTAAGTAAACAAACCTTCCATGTGATCCGGAAGATTGCCTCCACTCAAAGTCGAGAGACTCCATTAAAGACATCGTTTCACTCCATGTAAAATCAGACGGCTCTGGAACTGATAAAAAACGCTGCAGAAGTTTCTCTCGCTTTGACATAGGTAACCCGTTTATTTGGTATCAATTATAGTACCACGAAGCAAAAAAGGAAAATATTAAAGTCTCTAGCTGGGTAGTTTAAAGTTCATTATGTAATCGTAGTCATAACGGGCTTGCCGGCCTAGAGTGAATTGCGGAATGATTTTTTTGTCCCGCTCCCAGCGCCAGAGAGTCGTGGCACTGATTCTCAAGATTTTCATGACATCTTGCCTTGTCAATTTTGGCTTCCCGAAGTCCATTCCTTTTTCATTGTCGTTCATCACGCCACCTTCTCTAAATATCTAAGCACCAAATCCTCATCCAGCTCATGCACGCCGTGCGGGAGGCCTAGTTTCTCCCGGCGCTCGTGTTCGTCATCAATAAGCTTCTTGACCGCCATGAATTCACGTACTGTCCGGCGAGGAGCCGTCTCTAATCCTTCTCTCAAAATGCTGCAGATTTCGGCACCGACATCACGCAAAACATCCAGCTCATGGGCTGTTCCCACGTAATGATTTGTGGCCTTTTTCGCATTTTTACGATTGAGAATGTCATTTAATGCATGCAGTGCTTCCTGGAATCGCTCAAAGAATTCTTGTTTGGCTTCTTCCTGCCCTTTGAGACGTCTCAGGTACACGACGATTCCGCCCCAGTTGAGAAAATCTTGAATGCAGTGCATGTGATCATCCGTTGCATCACCGCGGGGCAGTGTGATTTCAATAATCAAAGCGGTTCTGTTCACGATAGATTTCAGCTCAGTGACCATTGCGTCGGAGTAGTGGGCGCCGGGCAAAACAATCCTTATCGGTCTGTGTACCTTGCGAGGCTTTTTACTTGTCGGCATTGCCTTCCTCCTCCTTAAAAAATACCAGCCAAAATCTGTTTGTTCCTGCTTTGTTGGCCGAGGGTTTCTTGTCTCCCAAGAGCGGCTGACGCTTGAGCACGTAAAGCAGCTCCGCCAGCGTGACGTCTTTGTCGGCCCATTTGAAAATCAGAGTGCCGTTCGGCTTCAGCACGCGCCAGGCCTCGTCAAAGATCTTTTTCATGCCGGCATGCCATTCTTTCTCTAACACGCCGTAACTCCTTCCCATGTCAGACGTTTTCCCGCAATTGATTAGGTGCGGAGGATCGAGCACGACGAGATAAAACGAGTTGTCCGGAAACTCGAGCTCCCTGGCGTCCATCAACTTGTCCGGGTGAATTTCAAGTTTTTTGTATTGCCGCGTCCAGTGAGTTTCCCAGCGAATATCCCCGAAGAGCACGTTTGCATTGTCTTTGTCAAAGTAGAACATCTTTGGGCCGCACATCGGATCAAGAATCGGTTTCATCTTTGTGCTCCGTCGCGTTCGTAATCAAAAAACAGATTTGCCGTGATCCGGCACAGAGTCCGTCCGATCATGCCGGTCCACCTCGGTTCATTGTTGAGTGCTGCCAGAAGGTCTCTGTCGTTTGCCTGTTGCTCAAGCAGCTGAACAATATCCCGGAAAACTCGGCTCTGAAGAGCAGGATCTTTCTCGCGCTTGGCGATGAACTTCTTGAGGCTCGTTAAATAAACTTGATTCAGTTTCTGTGTCATTTTCTTTTCCGTTGCATCTAGAAGCCTCCTGTCCCCGGTTACCTGGCTGCCTAAGTTCTGGTTAAAGAATGGAGCAGGGGGCTTGTAGTTACATTTTCGATAAGTGCCGGTCTGTTCCCGGCTGTCACTCCGGATTGATAATTAATTTGTCATACCAACCATCAATCAAGGAGGAAATATGATCATCGATTGTCAGGTTTACATTCGCAGCCATCGCTTTCCTGAGGCTGAATGGGAAGGGAATGGGGAGGTTTTGGTGTGGACGTCGACTGGGGCCCGGCTTCTGATTTTCGGAGTTTCTGAGCGCGAGTTCCTCGAGTTGCAACGTACTGCGGATCACGAGTCCATAGTAAAGTTGATAAAAACACACCGTTGCCAATGGACCTAGCGGGGTTGTAAAAACGCCCCTCAAACATATACATTTTTCCGTCTAACTTAATAGATGTAATGCAGCGGAGGTCGTCAAGGTATCGGCCTCCTGCGTTTTTATTAAAACAGATCATCGACTTCCCCAGAAGCCAAATACCGAATCTGTAGCTGATGTTTTGAATTTTGGTCTGTAGAAAGTTCATTTACTCCTCACTGTTTGTGTTCTTTTCCTCAGAGTTGTTGGGCGCCGGTCTTTCCGGCTGTCACTCCTATCGGATAATTAAGAGGTCTCAATTCATCAACTACCGAAAGGAGAAAAAATGAAAGACGAAAAATTTACATTTACAAAGAGAGAGATTCATCAGTTCCTTGAGAAAAGACGGCTTGCCCACGATGCAGTTCTTGCCATGGTTTCCTCCGGAGCAATAAAGCTTCCTTGCGCCAACTTTTCCCGATCGATAGACGATGATGCCGTCGAGAAGCGCGAGCCAACAAAAATTGCCTGCTTGAATGTTGCCATCATTGAATCTTTGATCAACCATACTCACGAATATCTCTGTACCCAGTCCATGCAACAACGCAATTCAACCCTTCCGGCCACGGTTTTTGAATGCTTTGAGGAAGATCCGAAAGTATTTGAAAAGGGCCCTGAAGCCGAACGGTTTGCGTTTTTACAAAATTGGCTTGTTGAAGGCGCCGACATCAGCTCGATTGAACGAGGATAATCCGTCGATTAGATCAAGTTTTTGCAGCTTGTCTAGCTCGTGAAGCTCATCCAGAATAAGCTGAGAAATCTTTTGGATTCGTTCCACCCTCTTAATCGAGAGGTTGGAAAAAAGCACGGGATTCCCGGCTTCATTCTGGATGTCCACGAAACGAGCTCTGATGGACATTCGCAGCAAACGAGCCTTCCTTGCGTTTTGAATCTCTTCTTCTGTCAACTCATCGTAAAAATCGGAAAGCGTATCGGCATCCCACCCAAGCGACTGTTTAGGTGTGACTCCGGGAACATCCAATTCGACAGTGATCCCACGGCCGCGATAAGGTTTTTCAGCAACGGAGTTTTCAAACATCCGGACTACATTGTCACAATATTCCTTAAGTATTTCAGGGGACAATTCTTCTTTTACTGCGCGCTGAGTTTCGCGAAGAATGCCAGCTACATATTCGGGATTTAATCTTCTCTTCATGGTCATTACTCCTTAACAGGGTCTTCAATAAAATCTCTTAAATCAACCAGCAGGCTGTAGTCCTCGCCGCGGATCTTGAATTTCACTTCGTAGCCTCCGGTGAAAACACCTTTCTGCTCTTTGTCCGGGAAGAGGATGAACGTCTTGTTTTCTTTGTTGGCCTCCTCCTCAAGGAGGCGAACAATGTGGTCACGAGTTTCTTCTGCCTCCTGACAGTCGATGGCGCCGGTTTCGAGCTGGCGGTCCATGACAAACTGGAGGAGGGACGGGAGACATTTAGGATCGAGTTTTTTCATGATTAACGTCCTAAGCAGCACCGGCGGAAACTTTCAATATCACTGCCTACGCGCCGGAGGGAGTGGATCTCATAAAAACCATCCGAGTTAATTTCCTTGTCGATGGTTGCCCGGAAAACATCGCCCATTCCAAATGTATTGATGATGTTGTGGCGGAACATCGCATCTATGAAATCCGGATCGCTGATCGAGCAGACGTAGGTTTTTTCCGGGTCGCAGAAATCCTTGAAAATCCATCCGGCAGCTGCAGTGAAATCAGGACGAACCAGCCACAGCTCTTTTTGCTCGTATGGGCAGAACTCGGACTCAAATTCGATAGGCTCCCATGCTAGAAAGTTCCGATCTCCATTAAATTCGACTACGCCATAATTTCCAACTAGGCGATCTCTCGATTTAGCCAACAAAACCATCGGGATGGAGTTGGCTTCTTCGATGACCAGAAAACACTGGTTGCTTGGGAAATCTTTCAGCGGTATGGCGCCGGTGTTGGTGAGTTTGATGTCCATGGTTATTCCTCTTCTTCGACGTTCGGCATCGGGTCGTACGAAATGTTGAGACTTCTATTCGCAAGCACGCTGCCTATCAGGAGGGAGATGCCTCTGACTTCTTCAAGCGCTCGGCCGAATCGGTCGAGCTCATTGCTGTCAAGGCTTGAGACCATTTTCTTCATGAGTTCGCTTTTCTGCTCCAGCAGCTCGATCACATGGTCTCTGTCGTAGCTACAGAGGTAGAAGGTGATTTTTGCAACGCTCATTTCTGCTCCTTGTCGGAGATCGATGCGCGGTCGATCATTAGGCCTTGATTCTTCAGAACCAGGACATTGCCGATACGGCAGCACAGCTTTTCGATCTCCCACATGAATTCGCCCTTACGGTCCGGCTGTTCTTCACAGGCCTTCTCGAGCATTGCCTTTTGATTCAGAAGGTCAAGGAGAAAGGGCGTATCTGCCGGATTGACGAAGAACGTGAACCGGTCCTGGCTTATTGCGCTTTCCTCTCCCGGCCGGATTCCGCCTCGTCCGAGGAAACGAATACTTTGGCTTTCAGTAAGCAGAGTCTTTCCGAGCTGCTTGGCAACATCATCGAGCATGCGAACTGCTATGTTTCCGGCAATCGGATTGTTCACAGCTTCCATGAGCGCAATCTTTCTCTGGATGAGTTCGATCACGTCGTTCGTGGTCTCACCTGAAAGATCGAAAGTGACCTCGAAAGCGACTTCGGAGCTCATATTTCGTCCTTCGGTAGCTGGGCCAAGTAACGAGACAGAACCATGATGCAGTCTGTGAACAGGCTGCGGGTGTCGGGCGGAGGATAGGGATTGGAACCCACGCAGGAGCCCAGAAGGGCGACCAACTCGACGACGCTTTCTCTTGTGAGACGGTGGTCGTTGGACATCAGGGCGTTGAGAATGTTTTCGGTGCTGCGGAGCAGACGGCCGAAACTTTCACCGCTCCAAACCAGGAGCTGGCGGGCGCTTTCGTTGACTAATGTGGCGTCGACATTGGAGAAGAATATCCATGTCGGAAGAGTGTTTTCTTTGTTGTTGAGCATAACGCACCTCTTGTTGAGATGCGTTCAATATAATGAACTTTTAAAAGAAAGTAAAGCGATTTGAACCAATCCTTAAATTCAATTCGCTAAATTTTTGGATAAAGTGTTCACAATTTCCTGAGCTAATTGTTGTTTTGGCTTCGGCATTTCATTGACTAATTCAGCCACTAGCTTGGCTTCTGGCGACATTTCCGCGTTCTCTCCGATTTCCGGCTTTCCTTTCCCAAGAATGAGCCAAAACGGATTTATGTTCATCGCGTTGCAAATTTTCATTGCAGTTTCGGCACTTATCTTTTTTGTCTTCCCAGAACAAATCTGAGAGATTGTGGATTTGGTAACGCCAATCTTTGTTGCCAGCTCAATGGCCTTCATTTGTCTTAGCTCTAATGCAAAGACCAATCTTTCTCCGACAGTGTTCATAAGTTCAGTTTAGAAAACATACGGTTCAATTAGGTGAACGAAAATGCTTGCACAAAAGGTTCAAACCGCTTAACCTATAAAAATGAAAAAAGAATCTGCAATCAATCTATTTGGCTCGGGAGTTGCTCTAGCAAAAGCCGTTGGCCTAGGTAAATCAGCCATAAGCATGTGGCCCGAGGTTCTGACTATTCGCCAGCAGGACGAAGTTATCGGCGCGGCACTGCGATTGAACAAGATCACGCCTGCGCAGGCTAAGGAGCTCATAGAACATGAGAGACAAAGGGACGAACGAATTACGAGTGAACGTGACGGATCTGACGGACGCCGTTCTCAACTGGAAAGTCGGCCTGAACTCTGACCTGTCCAAGAACTCGATTGTCTGCAGGGTGCTGGATAAGTGGGCGAGAGAAGTAGTCATGAAAACGCTCCGTAAGCAGGACAAGGTCAATTTATCGGTAAAGCAGCTGAAGATCCACGGCGTCAATCTGGCATTGTTCCGGCGTGATCCGGCAAGCGACGGAGAAGAACGGAGTGAGACGGAAGAAAAAGAAGAAACCAACCCGCTCACGAACCTTTATCAAGCCCTAGAAAACACAAAGCGCCAGTAGGGCGCCGGCACCCAAACAACCCAAAGGAAAAACAACCATGACAGACGATCAAAGGAGAGTCGCCAGACAGCGCCTCGATAAACAGCTCCGGCAGCTCGACTCCCGGAAATTCAGTTTCAACCGGTTTTCGATGCGCAAGCGGATGGCTTACGCACTGCTGGCGTTCATCTACATAGTGCCGTTGGCAATCACGGCCGCGCTTGCGCTCGACAAAGTTTTGTAGGAGGAATTCGTCATGGCCAAAGAATCCAAACAACTGATCGGCGCTCTGCTGATGCCGACGCGCGGAAGCTCGCTTCCCACAGGCAGGCTTGTCAAATTAACGGACGATCTGGAGAGCTTCCGCGAGCTGATTGACTGCAAAACCATTGAGCACTTGTCTACGGGATGGGCGCCGGGAGTTGTTCTGGATGCATTCATGGACGAGGAGGGCATGCTGGCAAGAAAACCCTATTTTGTATTCCAGGGAACGAAGCTTTTCGGCAATGTGCTTCTGCTGCGCAGAGGCAAGAACAGCGATTCCGACTCTCTCACCTTTAATGATTTCATGGCGATTACTGAGCTTTGCTACTCGTTCGATATGACAGGCGAATGGGGGATTAGATGAGCACACCTTGTTTTTTACTTCACATCGGCCCGTGCTGTGTTGCCGAAGCCAAAGGCGTCGAAGAACTGGAAAAGCGCCTTCATGCAATTGACTATGAGCTCTGTTGGCTAAAGCAGCTTTCCAAAGGCTATAAGAACGGCGTCTCTCGCGGAGCCATTGCAATCGCAGTGGGCGCAATGCGTTATGTGAAGCTCTTGAATCCTCCCCGCAGCACTCCGGACATTTTGGAGCTCTGGTGCAGAACATTCAATCTGGACGTGATGACGATTCTCTACAGAGAGGAAAGACCTGCAGACGATAAGTTCGGATTCCCGGATGTTTTTCCGGACATGTTCCCGGCAAGAGGATTCCTCAAATCCGGTTGTCAGACCTACGAAGAGTTTTGCACGAAGAGCCTGGTGAAGATCGGCGAAGACCAAACGATTGAGGCTCCCGAGGGCAGTCCGTGGGCAGAGTGGGCAAAACAGCATGACAGCCGCCAGACGTCCGTCCGGATATTGGGTCGCGGATATAGCGAACTGGCAAAGGAGAAGAGCCATGAAGGCTAAAGAAATCCTAATCCAAGTGTTGGGATTGGTTCTCCTTAGCGTCGGTGGGGTTGCGCTTGCCATTCTGGAAATCGCATTCACCGCAGTACCGGTTGCTTTGTTTATTTGGTTTGTCTATCTGATCCTCAAGTATTTAGGCGTGTTCGGTTAGGCAGTCAGTGGTGCGGATATGAACGCTTTAATTCTCACCGAGCCGTTAAAGGCTTTGGAACCATTCCAGTTCTTCGTATTTGCCTTTGAAAATAACCTTTGTGGCTCCTTCTTTCGCGGCTTCTGCATAGAAAATATTCACAAGCGGTTTTTCTCCGGGATTAACAGTGATGGTTGCCTCAAACGGGTTTGGAAGCTGCTCGCCTGGATGGAAGCGCGTTTCTCCCGGGCGCCAGATCTGTTTGTGTTCCTTGTGAACCCTGTAAAGAACGCCGTTCGTCTCAATCTTGGTAAATCGAGAGGGGAGCGATCCAGCGGAGATTTTCAAAGTAATAAGGCGATAAGTACGGCCGTTCCAAACGAACGGTTCGCTTGCGTCTCCGTTTATGGAAGCGCCCCGATCAAGCTTGTGCTTTTTAGCGAACTCAAAAAGAAAATTCAACATTTTTACGAACATTGCAGCAATGAAACTTTCCATAGCCTTCTCCTTTCGATGATTAAGTTTTGTTTAGCACCTCTATTTTCTCACCGACTGGAGAAGGCCCCTTCCCAAGTAAAAGCTATGACAACTAAAGAAAACCTCTTTGAAATCCTGAACGCCGTCGGCGGCCTCATCTTCCTGACTGTACTGGTGACGGTTTGCCTGGCGATGGCTGCGGCGCCGGTAGCTGTGTTTATTTGGCTTGTCTATTTAATGCTCAAGTTTTTGGGCGTGTTTGCGTAAAAGTTTCGGTCTTCTCCCGGCGGTTCTCTTTTCGTCATGTTCACCTACGCCGGGAGAAGGCCTCTCAACCAAAGAAGAAACATCATGACTAATCAAAATCAAAAAACGGACATCTTGGCCGTCAAGCTCGTGCCGGGCCCGAACGGCGCCCCGCTCGGCAAGGTTCTCCGAGTACACAACATAACTGAGGCTGTTGAAAAGAATGTCTCCTCTTACATGAGAGACGTCACCAGCAGACTTGTCGATGTGGCGTTTGATCTGCCTGTGAATGCCGTATTCAGCACACAGACCGCCGACCGTTGCATCAAGTTTGCCAACGTCACGTTCAAGGGCCCGGCGATGCTGTTCGGTGAGGATGAGGACGGCTGCGTCCAGTCGCTCTCCCGCGCTGAAATCCACGCTATTGCGTATTTCTGTGCCTCTTTCAGATATTCGGAGGAATAGCCATGAGCACACCTGCATTCAAGATCCTGCATGGCACGGTCATTATCGGAGACGCCAAGGGCCCGTTAGAGCTCAAAGTGCTTCTCGACCGGCATATCAAAGAGATGAACTTGCTGGCCTCCATTGTCACCGTCGCAATCAATAGCGGTGACTTTCAAAAGGTGATGATCGAATCACTGCCGAGACTGCAGCTTCTCAGCAAGCTCACCATTCCTACTGAATCCTTTGAGCTCTTTAGACAGTGGAGCAACCTGCACATGGACAGCCAGTTCGCACTTGTCTACTCCGTAGAAGATCCATCCGACTGTTTCGTGATCAGCGGAGAAGCAGCCGTCTCCTGCGGAGAGGAAGAAGGAGACCCACGAACATACGAGGAACTCAAAGAGTTCTATACGGGGCCGGGCGCCGGCACCCAATCCCAATCCGTCAACTGAGGCAAAGCATGATCATCGAACTAACACACAAAGAACCGTTCCCGTTTGCCAATCATTACGAGAACTTGTCTAAACAGCGCTACTTCAAAAAGTATTTCGTGAAGTTGCTCGGCATCCCGGAAGTTCAGTTAATGCGTCTGGGCGCAGACGTTGAAGCCGACCGCGCTTATTTGTTCAACAAGTTTCACAAGGTTGAGCAGAACTACGAGATCGAGGCATGGGAGCCAATTGAGAGCTACCGAATCGCCGGAGAGACGGCATGAATACGAACCTCCCAATCTCTCAGGCTGATCTTGAGGCGATGAGAATCGGGCCGGCTCGCGCAGCCGCCGAAATGGAAGGGTCCTGGGCGATGGCCGTGGATGCGCGTGAACCCCGCAGCGGGACTAAGAAAGACTTCCAGAGCGCTCTCATGCAGGCCGGGCTACTGCAGGGCACCGGCAATGTTCAGCCGACGGCAATCTACGGCACCACATTAAAGCTTTATTCCTACGACGAAATATTTTCTCCAAAGGAGACGACAAATGGCAAGACAGAAGACAACAGAAGTCAGATCGACAGCGCTGAATCTCACGGACAAATTCGAGATTCCGCTTCTCTCGATTGCGATCCAGCACGAAATCAACCGCATCAACGAGACACAGCGCAGAACCAAGGACAGCCGCAAGAAACTCAATCAGAACTTCGCACTGGAGACTTACGAAGGAATCCTGAGAGCGATCGAGGGTGCTCAATGAGCAGGAAAGACAAGATCAAGATCAGCGTCGGCGAAGCCTACTGGGTGCTCGGAATGTTCAAGAAGCTCGAAAGCATTTGTCTTGAAATCAACAGCCTCCCGATGACGCTCCGTCCGGAAATCAAAGGCTTCAGAGATCGTCTGAGACAAAAGCTCAGAGAGATGGAAGCCCGGGAGCGCGAGAGGGCCAGATGACGCTCGAAGACAGGATTCTGAGGCTGGCCCGGCTCGGCATGACGCCGTATCAGATCGAAGAGCAGCTGGGGATCAAACACTTCACGATCCATATCGGCTACCACAAGGTTCTGCAGCAAGGCTACTCCGAAAACGATGCGTTTTTTGATCGGACGGCAGCCGAGCAGTTAAGCGGACCCGTTACTGAAGAGTTTCGCCAGCTCAGTCTGAAGAAGCGCCCGGTCAAAGAGACGATGACCGAGGAAGAGCTGATCGAAAAACGAAAGACAAAACAGGCGGAGGCCAGAGCCAAAAACACGGAGAAGAAGCGCTCGTACTACCAGAGGCATCGTGAAGAGATCCTGGCCTATCAGAAACGCTGGAGAGAAATGAGGGAGAAGTTAGATGAAAAGCATAAGCGAAGAAAAGAGAACGGCACTGGAAAAGCTCGGAATGCATCCGGAGCTGATGCTGTGTCCGGCAACGGGCAGGGTGCTGACGGTAATCAGCTCAGTGCATGAGTACATCAAAGACGGCAAGACCATGAACCTGCTGCACATCTCGGTATCGCTCAAAAACCGTAATCCCAATTGGGATGAGATGTGCTTTGTCAAAGAAAAGCTCCTGGGAGACGAGATGCCGGCGGTGCAGTTTCATCCGCCGCGTTCTGAATACGTCAATGAGCACGAGCATTGTCTGCACATTTGGGCCTCCGAGGATTTCTCTGAGCTGTGGCGCCGGATGGGAGAGGAAGACTACTGGAGAACAAAATGAGTCTCTACGACTATTTCCGCCGAGTGTTTAGGGATTTTCGGGAGTCACTCTACAAGGCGGAGCCATGCCCCGTCATTTGGCTTTTTCAGGGGCCGGTTAAGGCGGATGACTTTTTAACTATCATCCAAGAATCTCCGAAGAAACGCAGCCCTCTGATCTGGCATCAGCGTTTCGAGAACATTTTTGAGAAGAGCCGGCTCACAAAAAACATCAACAAGGCTGTTTTTACATTGACGGACCCCTATAGGTTCTTTTCATTTAGATATTGGATTCGGGTTCCGGAAGACCCGACAAATTACATTCCCGACGGCTGGCTATTGTGCGACGGCGGCCGAAGAAACAAAGGAGAAATTGATAATGAAAATCGTACTCACACATACGGAAGAGTTCCCGTTTGACTGCTATGAGGGCAACTTGGCCAACGGCGAGTATGCCGGGGCCTACCTCGTCAAATTCAAAGATTGCGCCCATCCGGAGCTGATGTTTGTCACGGAATCTCAGGAGTTTGAGGACTGCTGCGCACTGGAAAACGATTCAAACATCGTTGAAAGAGATCAGGCCGACGAAATCGAAGCATGGGAGCCTGTCGACGCTTGTGAAATCGCCTCCGGAGAACACTACATGCCGGCGCTCACCCGACCCGAGCTCCTCCTTCTTAAAACTTGTCTGAAACGAGGCGGATTCAACCTTCCGCTCGAGTGGCGCGGGATGGCAAAGCAGCTATTCGCGAGGTTTGACAGAGATCTGCAGGGAGAAATCCAGCTCGCAACCGATGCCCGGAAATCAAATTAAGAATCAACAGAGAGATTCATCATGAAACGATCAGAAAGAAGTTACGCAAAGATCTTTACCGGGAAGTGGCGCAGCCGCTCCTTCCGGACGCTCCGAGGGAATCCGTGGGCGATCGTGCTGCAGGACTATTTAATGTCTTGTCCGGCGTCCGAGATGTCCGGAGTTTTCTACATGCCCAAATATTTGATCGAGGGCGAGCTGGGGATTCCGCACGACGAGCTCGAAAACGCAATCAAGATTCTCGAAGAGGCTGACTTCTGTCGCTTCTACGATGACGAGTATGTGTTTGTCTACAACATGGCCCGTTACCAGATTGCCGACGTCCTGAGCCCCGACGACAACCGCTGGAAGTCCCTCATGAGAGACATTGAGGAAATGCCGGACAACATCCGTCGTGAATTCATTATTCGCTACAACGATGATTTCAACCTTGGCTATCGGATTATCCGCAAAGCAGCCGAGCCGACGGCGCCGGTGCAGAGTGCGCCTCAGGCCGAAAACAATCAAGCCGAAGGTAAGCCCCTTACAACTTGTCAGAGCACGGAAGACAAGGGCCTTGGAGCTACTTCCGAATCTGAAATCAAGCTCCTTAATTCTCAAACTCAACCAGAATTAGAGCCCCTTGTTTTAGAAAGTGAAGCCCCTTGCAAGGGGCTTACAAGGCCCTTACAAGCCCCTTGTAAGCCAGTAACAGTAACAGAAACAGTATCAGTAGCAGTAACAGAAGAAGAAGTGCCGGTCGGCAAGCGCCGACCTGCCACTTCACGACCTCGACAGGCCACGCACCGTTTCGATTTGTCGGAATTGCCGGATGAATGGCGGCAGCAGTGCGAAGAACTCAGGCCTGATCTCGATCCCCTCAAGGTTTTCGCCGAGTTCGTGTACTACTGGCAAACCGTGAACAGTTCAAAAGGTCTCAGAAGCGATGACGGCTGGCGCCGGACTTGGCTCAACCACATCAAATCCGTCAAGCAGAACGCCGGGAACGTCAAAAACGGCTCGGCACGTGCTCCCGCTCCGGTAACGCCGCCTCCGAGCTTGTCTGAAGCAGCTATGGCCGAAATGCAAAAAATGAGGTTTTGAACATGAACGACGCAATGAACGGAATACCGCAATCTATGCCGGACAAGCTGCCTTGGGACTGGGCAGACTACTGCGAAAGAAACCGCCCGGACCTCGATGTGAGCAAGATGTTTTTCAACTTCAAGCGCAAAAACAACTTCGACATGACGATTCTGCGCACTGAAGCGGAATGGTTCAAGCACTGGAGCCGGTTTGTCGATTGGACGTTTGCCTCGCCTTGGAACATCCCCAGAGACCCCTTTGGCCGTCCGATCAGAAGCGATCCATTTGCCTACAACAAAGTTCTCAGGGAAAAACGAAACAACAGACACAGCAACAGAGGGAGTCAGTCATGAAGGCGAGCGAATTTGAGAATTTCTTTTTCTACCTTACGGACAAGTGCCGGGCGCTCAAGGGCAAGGAAATCACTCCGGAGCTGAAAAGCACTTGGGAGCTTGTCTTTGCACCCATTGCCTTCCATGACGCGATAGCAGCTGTGAACTACTGGATCGGCAATGAAACGTTCACTCCGACGCCTGCCGAGCTGATCTCTGTCATTCGAGGAGAGTGGGAGCGGCGTAACCGGATTGTCAGCCAGCAGGCCCAGCTTGATTCCATGCCTCCTCTGTCTCGAGTTTCGATGTCGGACGAAGACAAAGAGCTTGTCAGAAAACTCGATCACATGCGCCGCTGGAGAAAAGCGCGTCCGCAGCCGCCGACATTCTGGATCAGAAAACTGCTCGGAGAGTTTCTGACGAACCGCTCCCATGTCACAGGTCCTCAGAGGCGTTCTTTGGTAGCAGCCGGAGCGATTGATTCGGAAGGACAGCCGACAGGCGCCTATGAACCTGCATACGCAGATTGGTTTGAACTGCAGGGCGAACGAGAAGAAGAAGCTCGTATCGGCCTTGCATCTTAAAAAGGCATGAAAAATGAAGATGAAGATGAAGACTTACGTCGCCATTAGCTGGACGACCCAGATGCTTTTCTCTTTTGGTTTGGCATTAGGGATCAGTTCTGGAGGAATGTTTTTTGTTGAAAACTTTTCAATCGTTTTTCTGGAAGAGGAACCTAGTCCGGAGACTATGTTATCCGCAACATTGGCGGGAGCTTTATTGCTGACTGTGTTTGTTCTTTGGGCAAAAAGCCTACATGACAAATTTAAACGCAGAGAAAAAGAGCTTAGTAAGAAAAACTTGTGAGGCTTTTACCTATAAGCCCAAAAATCCGAGAGAGAAGGGAAGATCATGAAGCAGACAAACAAGGGACGAGTAATCGACATCACAATTCCAATTAAACCGGTTCCGAAGGCCCGCCCTCGGTTTTCCAGCGCAGGCCATCAAGTATTTACGCCGTCTAAAACACACGCAGCCGAAAACACAATCGCAGTTCTTGTGCTGAACAAAATGAAGCTGTCCGGAATGCAGATGATCGCCACCGGCCCGGTCAAAGTGACTGCCGAGTTCTTTTTCAAAACGGCAGAAAAGCGCAAACACGAAACGGCAAAATCCTCTCGTCCGGATGTCGATAATCTTGGGAAAACCGTACTGGATGCGCTCAATGGAGTCGCGTTTAAAGACGATGGGCAAGTTTCAGAGTTCAATTGCTCTAAACGTTACGCAGAACAGGATAGCATTAGGCTCGTGATCGAGGAGCTGAGTGCTGCATGATGATTCGAGAAGAGATGTTTAGACGTTTGACGAATTGGCGCCGGGTTTATGGCGACAATGCGGCGCCGGCGGTGTCGATTACAGAGATTGCCTGCCGCTATGCTAGGGAAATGATGACTCGAAAATCAGAAACTCCGGAAGAGCAGGCGGCAAGAGAAGCTGAAGAGCTGAGATACAGAGAAGAGCCGTCCCCGGCAAAGAATTATCGGGATGCGAACATTCTGGCGTCCGTTTGGTCGAGCATGCCTCCGACTGTTTCCGGTATTGGCGTCAAAGAAATTATCAAGACAATCACGTTCGGAAACCGAACACAGCTTAATCGACTGCGTCGCCAGTACGGACCGAGATCGTTTTCTAATGCGATAGAGTCATCACTCACGATTTTTTTCAGAATGGTTGAGGACTACGAAAGATCAATTTCTCTGCCTCCTGCAAATGATGATCGGTTCTCTGCATGACCTGATATTTTTAGAAATTTGTCTGGCGAGCTCTCTGCGGGTACTAAGACTTTCAAAATTAATGTTTGCTTAGACTTTAAGACGCTAAAATTTAAAAACTAAACGTTTAGGAAATTAAAGTGGAACCGGCTGATCAACTTTCCTTTTTGCCCTCAAAACCGCTCGTTATAAATACCTTCGAGGAACTGGCAAAGTTCTCGCTTACAGGGGCTGACAGCGATGTCACCTCAGTGAGGATTTGTCCAGAGATTTCGACGATCGAGATTGAGATTGAGGCTAATGGGCTTGATGGCGCGATTCCGGGCGACCAACTTCGTACTTTATGGGAGTTGCAGCAGGATCTTTACAAGTTGGCGGCGTTTGCGCTTCACGGCTCTGCAGATCCTCGCTTACTTTCCTCTGAAGAGAGAAGATTATTTGAGGTTAGGGTTTCCTCACGCAAAGGAAGTTGGATCGGCGATGTATTAACGAGCGACTTTTGGGGATCTCTTTTTCAAAATTTAGTGGGCAAAATGAGCGGTGTAGAGATTGGAGTCACAATTAGCGTTTGCGTGCTTATTTTTACTGGCTACTTGGCCTATAACAGCCACAATAAAAAAGTAGAAGCGGTTAAGAAAGAAGAAACAAACCAAAAGGGTTTTGAGGCAATGGTTCAGATTGTGGACTCGTTTAATAAGAAGCAAGAAACTAAACCCGCTGAACTGGCTGCACAAGCACAGAACATTATTGATACTACGGCTGAGAAGGTCGTTAAGAGAAGCTATAACGCTGAAAGGATAACAGTTGCAGGAAAAGTGTTCGACGAGGAACAAATTCAAAAACTTAAGGCTCGCTCCAAACCAGAAACAAATGAGCCGGAAACCCTTGAGGGAGTATTCATTGTTTCCGAGTTGGATAAAAATCTGCCGGATCAGTATTCAATGCGCCTTAAAGATTTAGCTACTTCTCTTAGTTATAACGCGCGCCTTATTCCTGAAGCGGTAGACGGGGAGGGGACGACAGCCATGGAACTTGTAAATGACGCCTTCTATAAAGAGACTCCGATTCAGGTTGAATTATCTCTGGGCAAGAAGAGAAACCTAGTAGTCTCAGTCTCTGAGGTAACAGAACAGGAATAGGACAGCTCATTTAAAAGGGCTAACGAGTTCTCATGTCATCCCCTAAAACTGGTATTTTCATTTTTATTCTCCACTCGTTAACTTTCTCGTTGTATATTACGAAGGACAATTTAATCCCGACTGATAGTTAGTAGTTCCAGTGCGTTAGATAAGAAGACAGCCTATTGGCTGTCTTGGCGTGCCCGGAAGATGAGAAAAGAAGAAAAAGTCGGTACCGTGTTTCATGATGAATCTAGCCTCTGATGTAAAAGTCAGGGGCTTTTTTCATTCTCTCTTCAGCCTCTCGGCGGGCGTCATGCACCGAGCCAGATTTGATCCTCAGCTTGGGGTCGAATAGAGCTTGAGCATGCTCTGTAATCACTGCTCATTCTCCTTTGGTTGTTGAGTGAGGGTTGCCGCCTGGTGGAAACGCTGGGCGGTTTCTTTCCGGTTGAATTCTTGAAGCCTTCCCTAATGTGTTAGATTAAATCCATATTGGCAGCGGTTCGATTAAGAGAGCAAAGAGGTTAAAGATGGCAAGTTTCGTGTACAGATTCTTGTTTTTGCTTATCGGACTTAGCCCTATGGCTATCGGGATATTCTGCGTCGGCAAAACAAACCCAAAAGAAGTGTTTTGGGGAATGGTTTATGGCATCTGCGTTTGCGAGGTTGCGCTACTCCTCTTTTATTTGTGGAGCGAGCGAGTTACGAGCAAATTGGAGGGTGTCCCGATCAAGCCGGTCACAATTACAAGGAAGAGAGAAGGTTTGAGCGGCTATTTTCTTGCCTACGTTCTTCCTTTGATCTTGACGGAGCCAGTTGAGAAATGGATTCTTCTCTTAGTTGTTATGATCCTTGTTTTTGCCGGCCTCAATACGAAGTCGATAGGTTACAACCCTATAGCTGAGCTAATTGGTTATAACTTTTATGACATCGATGACGGCTCTGGAATTACTGTTTTGGTCATTTCTAAAAGAACACCGCAACAGTTGCTTGAAGGATTTAAGGCTGTTACCCTTACTGAAGATTACCTCATTGACAAGGGAGAAATTAAGAAGCCATGCTCTTCGGTTTAATTGTTGAAGGCGATCAAAAGAAGATTGTCAGAATTCCCCAGTCAGAAGACGTTGATACGGAGAATCAGGAGAAGTTTGCTGAACAAGCTCTGTGGTTTTTCTACGAAGAGGGAGAAAAGCGAAAACAAATCGAATTTCAACCCGGTCAGACACAGACAGAAGAAAATGTTCTATACATCGACGAGTTTGATGATGACTTAATGGTCAAGGAAGCTGTCAAGCCCGGAGTCAGACTCGATTCAATAAATTTTAAGACGCAGCTCAGATTTCTCAAAAGCATCTTTATGGTCGACCCGGGGAATCCTAATCGGATACTTTTCCAATTGATGGAGGGCCGGCGCATTATTACTCCCGGGTGGATTGGCGTGATCCTATCCGGAATGAATGTAGGAGATTCAAATACTCTTTCTCATATGAATAGTGCCGGCATTTCTCTGGACTCAAAGCTCACAGCAGTTATGGAAGAGGGGAAACTCTTTTTCAAGAGTTTTCGTAACGCCAGCAGAATCTTCAACCTTTCAGGGTATTTAGAGGATGCCTCTGCTGAGGGTACCGTAGACTTTCTCAAGTCTCCTTCTTTGTGCATGGACGGAACGCCAGAGGAGATGGTTAAGTTGTTTTCCAAATCTCAAATGAGAAAGGTCCCGAAGATTCAGGCTTATGGCTATCTGGACAAGTACACTCCCACCGAGCTTCAGCGACGTGCTGCTCTTGTCAAACCCAAGATCACATTGGAGATCAGAGATAACAAGCTTGTGGTACCAACTGATAAAGATGCCAGAGTGGCGTTGCTAGATTTCTTGTCTAATACGATTTTGTCCTCTCATCTGGACGATGGCACCGATTACAAGTCTGAAAGTCATTATCCGATTAAGAAGGTTGTTAAGCCAAAAGAGTAGGGATGGCTGACTGGAACAATCTTCGAGGTGTTTATGAAAATTGTCGCGAACACGACAGTGGAAGTAGGCAATCTTAAAAACTGAAAAGAACTTTTAGTACAATGCGTTCACCACGATAGGAAGTAAGGAACATCAAAGTCCTTGCCCAGGCTTCGCGTCAATAAGAGAGCGGAGCACCGAATTACGGCGCGTAGCCGTAATGGGCCCCTGCAAGAGGGATCAGAAATGACAAAGCCCGTGCGGGAACACGGGCTGCGTCTGATATATGAGGAATGAGATGGTAACCACATTTCTTGCCTCGTGGAAGATTATGCCACAACTCGTTGTGATATGGAATGGTGATTTAAAGATTGATACCGTTCTGGTCATAGTAGTCTTGTTGTGGATGATCCGCACACGATCGTAGCCAAAAGGCGATGGGCCGGCAGCCGTAAGGTTGTCGGCCTTGTGCGTTTAATGGCCAGCGGATAGCCTTTCTTGTCCTTTCTAAAAAATCGTTAAAAACGGGGTCAATTCAATTCTGTTTTCTCCTCGGGTCCTCCCGGGCAAAAATTCACCCCTGCGGGTGCTGCCAGCCCCGATTTCGGTGTAGATATGAGGATTTTCACAATGCGGAACGCGCCCCAAAAGTTCATAGATATAAAAATCTAAAGGGCCGTCATGAAAAAAAACGTTGAAACAGTCTCGATCCGCGAATTTGCTAGGTTGTGCGGTAAAAACCACACTTGGGTGCGGCGCCGGATTCAGGATGGAACGCTGCCCGTTGCAGACGATGGCAAAGTTCCCGTCGAGGAAGGTTTGAATGCCTTCAAAAAAATGGTTGGAAATTTGGCAAAAATTGCAAAAGAAGCCGAAAAAATTTCAACCGATATTGATCCGAAAGAAATCGGTCTTGAAGGTGTAAATTTAAAAAACCCCGTCGAGGTTGCTCACGCATTTTCCGTTGCCCGTTTACTTGAAAAACAAGTTACGGCTCGAGTTAAAACTGCCGAAATGGAATTGAAAGCGATTGAGCTCGAGGCGAAAAAAGGAAACTTCATTCCTAAAGAGGAAGTTTTAGCCGACGCTCGCCGGGTTGCCTCTCTTGTCCGGGAAAAATTACTGACGATCCCGATTCGTTATGCCGGACAACTTGAAGGAAGAACTCAGAGAGAGATTGAGGGCGTCCTGGATCATGCGATTGATGAAGTGCTCCAGTCGCTAAATGAATCTAAATTTGTTGAGCAGCAAACAAACAAAAAATGAACCCCGTTCAGTTAGGCGCTGAGTGGGGTTTTTTACGTCAACCTAAGTGAGTAGGTCGATATGGAAATTATATCAAAGCACTGTAGGAAACTGATCATGGAATTGTTAGACCGTTATCCGAAATGGTTCTTTTTTCTGCGCTGGGGATTTTCCATCCTCGTGATGCTCTGCATGACAGTGATTTCTTTTGCGTTCGCATATTCTCTTATCAAATAATCAAGCAGAGGAAGAGTCGATTGGACTTATCTTGGAAAGAAAAACAAGCATTTTGGAAGGGAGTGGTCGTGGGCATTTTAGGCTCGGCCGCGTTCTTTTCAGGGCTGGTAGCTCTGATTTATTACATGATCCAAATCGTTCAGGCGATTAAATGAGGATTTCATGAAATTTCTAGACCGCTATCCGATCTGGTTCTTTTGCCTCAGATGGAGTCTTTTGATTGCGCTTCTTTTGTTGATTCTTGCGTTTTCGTACAGCCTGGTTAAGTGAGAATGTTATGGCAGAAAAAATTTCTAAAACCGGTACTGAGGGATTCTTAGTCCCAATGGACGAAAAACGTCCGGACGATTTGGATAGTTCTATCCTTTGCTCGATTTCTGAAGACGAAATAACCTTGAACTTGCCGGTTAAATATCTTAGGTCGAGGCTTTCGAACGAAGAAATTTCTGAACTATTGAAAAAATCGGCGAGGTTTATCGTTCGTCAAGTCCAATGATTGTATGCATTTCAGCTTCTCCCTTTGCTGGGATTTTCCTCAGCCGATGAGACCGTAGATACTCGGCTAAACAAAAACGCATTTCCAAGGCAGTTAGCCTTCGGTAAGCGTAGATTCGCAACACAATTTTTTTGTCGTGCGAAGTAAGTACGTTAACAACGTCGGGTGAAGTGTTGGATTCAGACATTTTTCGGGCATGAAAAAAAATAATGAATCTAACTTACTACCATCGCCTCGCAATCGCAAAACCTTCAACTTTGACTGTTCTACTTTTTAATGAATCGCTATGCACTGGCTAAATGAATTTTTGAAATTCTGCCGTCCGGTTTCTCGATTGACTGGAAGCGAGTGGGCCGACGCAAAAAGGTTCATCTCGCTGGGTACAACCGCAGAACCGGGGCCTTGGAGAACCTACAGGACTCCGTATTTACAGGAACCACTGGACGCAGCTACCGATAAGACGACGGAAAAAGTCGTCTTAATGTGTGCCAGTCAATTAGGAAAAAGTGAACTTCTCCTTAATGTTTTAGGTTATTACGCAGACCAAGAACCCTCTCCTCAGTTAATGCTTCAGCCGACGGTTGAAATGGCACAGGCATTTTCAAAGGAACGAATTGCTCCGATGTTCAGAGATTCTCCGGGATTAGCCGGGAAACTGATTGAGGGCAAGGAGGGCCGCGGAACTGAGAAAAAATCGTCCACAACGATTCTCATGAAGCACTATCCGGGCGGTTTTCTCGCGTTGGTCGGTGCCAATTCTCCGGCCGGTCTGGCCTCTCGTCCGATCCGCATTCTCTTAGCTGATGAGGTGGACCGCTATCCGGAAAGTGCCGGCAAGGAAGGCGATCCTCTGAAACTTGCAGTACAGCGAACCCAGAACTTCGGAAACAGAAAACTCTTAATGGTCTCCACGCCGACCGTTGTCGGGTATTCCAAAATTCACAACGAATTTTTAGCCGGAGATCAACGAGAATTTGTTGTCCGATGCCCTGAATGTTGTCAGTACAACGAGCTCAAATGGGAGAACGTTCATTGGGAGTCCGATGACAAGGGGAACGTGATTGAGAGTTCCGTTGGTCTTTTCTGCCCGCACTGCGGAGCAAAAATCCGCGGCCCCCGCAAGATCAATCCGGACATACTTCAATCCGGGCGCTGGGAGGTCAGAAACCCACAGGGACGGTTTCGCAGTTATCACATCAACGCATTGAATTCTCCTTGGGTCAACCTCGTCGACTTGGTTAAGGATTGGGTTGAGATCAATCACCGGAAAGACAAAGCGGGCCTGATGGAGTTCATTAACCTGAAACTTGGCGAGCCCTGGGAACAGTTCGAGGCCGATGCCGATAAATGGGAATACCTATTGAGGCGCCGAGAATACTATCCGGAGACCGGAGTTCTTCCGGACGGAGTTCTGCTTCTCACGGCCGGCGTCGACGTCCAGCATGATCGACTTGAATGCACGGTTTACGGCTGGGGCCGAGCTCGAGAATGCTGGGGAATACGTCATTACATTATTCCCGGGAGCCCTGATACTCCCGGACCATGGCAGCAGTTAGACGGAATTTTGACGATGCAGCAGTCCCTCTCGTTCGGAACCCGCATAACGGTAGCGTGCACGTTTGTGGACTCAGGCGATGGAACCTACAGCAAGGAGGTTTACGAATACACAAAGGCCCGGGAGCGATTCCGGGTCTTTTCAATTAAGGGCCGAGGCGGCGTAGGAGTTCCCTTCATAGGAGTTCCGTCCAGACAGAACATTGTCGGCGCAACGCTATTCAGTCTGGGCGTGGATTCCGGGAAAATCGCCGTCACGAATGCTCTGGATATTGCTGAAGAAGGCCCCGGATTTGTGCATTACCCGATGCAATCAGAGAGCGGCTTCGGAGAAAACTTTTTCAAGCAGCTTACAGCAGAAGTTTTTGAGACGAAGTACGAGAAAGGCAAACAAAAAAGCGGTTGGGTAAAAATCCGCGAGCGCAATGAGGCGCTTGACTGTGCCGTTTACGCCAGAGCCGCCATGGAGCTGCTGACTCCGAACTTTGAACAAATTGAGGCTGCTCTTAGAGGCATGCCGCAAGCAATACAACAACCCCGTCGGCGCAGAGGCGTTGTCGGAAAGGGAATCACTTTATGAGCTGGATTACCTTAGAAGAAGCCAGGACGAATTTAAAAATGTGGCTCGAGGCGGAGAAGGCGGTATCTACCGGCCAAAGCTACCGTATCGGAACACACAGTCTTACGCGAGCGAGTCTCTCAGATATTGCGAAGCGAATTGAGTACTGGCGAAACGAAATTGCCAAACTGGAGTCAGGACAAGGCGGGCGGATGCGAAGCTTTCGTGTCACGCCCGTCGACTTTTAAGGAGCGGACATGAACGCTTTTGAAAAGGCCATTCAATTTTTAGCTCCTCAGACAGCGCTCACCAGACAAGTTGCCAGAAACAAACTCGAAGTCCTGAACGCACTCCAGAACGGAGGAGGCTATGGTCTCCACGGTGCCTCAATCGTTAAAAAATCGCTTTCAAGCTGGATTACAGGCGGAAAAGATGCCGACTCCGACATTGTTGAAAACATTGAGACGCTCCGGGAACGCTCCCGAGATCTTTACATGGGCTCTCCGCTGGCAACCGGTGCGATTAAGACGCTGCGGACAAACATCATCGGCTCCGGCCTGATGCTCAACGCGCAAATTGACGCGAAGTTTCTTGGCATGACAGAGGAAGAAGCGCGCCAGTGGGAGGAAAACACGGAGCGCGAGTGGCGCCTTTGGTCTGAAAACACGAACTGTGACGCAGAGCGGAAACAGACGTTTTACCAACTGCAGTCCCTCGTTTTGATGTCAGCGCTTGTAAATGGGGACGTCTTTGTGATGCTTCCGGTTATCCGGACACCCGGAAGCGTTTATGACCTGAAAATCGGTCTGATTGAGGCTGACCGCGTTTGCAATCCAGATGAGGGTCAGGATCTTGTGCTGAATATCGTCGGCGGCATTGAATGCGGACAATTTGGTGAGACTGTTGCCTATTGGATTTGTAATAAAAATCCAAATTCTCAGGGCCGTTCGCTTGACACCGCCATCAATAAATGGACGCGAGTTCCCGCAATCGGAAAGCGGACAGGACGCAAAAACGTCCTGCACGTAATGTGCGATGTTGAGCGTCCGGCACAACGTCGAGGAGTTCCGCTGCTCGCGCCGGTACTGGAATCAATGAAGCAGCTTTCTCGATATTCAGACGCGGAATTGACTGCAGCGCTGGTGAGCTCGATGTTCACAGTGTTTATCACAACGAAATCTCCAACAGAAACAATCGTCGGAGGATTTGGAGGCGTTCAATCCATCCCGGGCGCCCAGCCTCAAAAGGCTTTGCCTGAGCCGGATTACACATTGGGATCCGGAACGGTTGTAGCACTGGAGGAAGGAGAGCAGGCGCAATTTGCTGATCCCAAACGACCCGTCTCAGGATTCGAGACATTTGTCCAAGCGGTTTGCCGGCAGATCGGATCTGCGCTTGAAATTCCTTACGAATTGCTTGTCAAAAACTTCGATTCATCCTACAGCGCGTCCAGAGCTGCTCTTTTAGAGGCTTGGAAGATGTTCCGGATGAGAAGAGATTGGATTTCCTCATCCTTCTGCAAACCTGTTTACGAAGCATGGCTCACCGAGGCCGTCCTAAAAGGGCGCATCGATGCTCCGGGATTCTTTGATGACCCGTTGATTCGAGCGGCTTGGTGCGGTTCGGAGTGGTACGGGGATGCGCAAGGCCAGCTCGACCCGCTCAAAGAGGTCAACGCCGCAAAAATCCGAGTTGAAGAAGGCTTTAGCACTCGCGAAAGAGAGGCCGCAGAGCTTACCGGCATGAAATTCGAGAACATCGTCGCGATCCGGAAGCACGAGGAAGCCATGATGAAGGACGCCGGCCTCATCCAACACACAACTATTGAAACAAGAGAGGTTGACGAGAATGACGAATCTGAAACCAACTGATCAGAGCAAAGAATTTCATTGGAAAATCGAAAACTCGGCCAAGCTGCCGACGGTAAAAATTGATCTTTACGGCTATGTTGGTGGGAGCCAGGAGTACGAGGACGGATTCAACGAAACTGAGTTTGCGAAACAGTTCAGAAAAATTGATTCCAATCGTCAGATCGATATTTCCATTAACAGTTTCGGCGGCAGCGTTTTTACCGCACTGGCAATTTACAACCTGCTGAAAACTCACCAGGGCAAGATCAATATTCGAGTTGACGGCGCTGCAATGAGCGCAGCGACGATCATCACTTCCATCCCGAACGCTACGGTCACGATGCCGCTTGGCTCAATGATGATGATCCACGAGGTCTCCTCTTTCGCAATGGGTTCGGCTCGTCAGATGCAAAAAGCGGCCGAAGACATCCGAAAAATCGAGGACAACATCATTGACATTTACGCCGCCAAATGCGGTAAAGACCCGAAGGACATCCGGGAAAAGGTCGAGGCGGAAAGTTATTTCAACGCCAAAGAGGCAGTCGAATTCGGTCTCGCCGATCTCGTCGATGAATCCTCCTCAGTTAAAAATTTGAGAACGCCAACAAACGTTCTCATCAACGGCCTGCCGGCAGACTCGAAATATTTCGAGCACGCACCGGCAGATTTTTTTACGGCAGTCGCTCAGGCCCCTGCCGACAACGTTAATCCACCAGCAAAAAAGGAAGCAAAAATGGATTTAGCACAACTCAAAGCGGAGTATCCCGACCTGATTGCCTCGCTGCAGGCAGAGGCCGTGAAGCAGGGTGTCGAAAACGAGAAGAAACGCATTCACGCGCTCGAAGAGCTGGCCCTGGCCGGTCACTCTGATCTTCTTGAGCAGGCCAAGGCCGACTCGAGCATCACTCCGGAAATGTTTGCCGTTCAGCTCGTTAAAGCCGAAAAGGCCAAGAAGGCAAAGATTCAGAACAGTATCGCAGAGGATGCAGCAGACCTGAAGAACGTGCAGGTTGACTCCAATCTTGGTTTTGAAACTGCTGACGCTAAGGCGCAGCAGGACAAACGGACTCAAAACGAAAAAGATGAGCAGGAACGAGAGGCTTTAGTTAAAGCGGCCGCTGCTCAGTTCAACAAGTAATCAATCGGAGGAAAAAATGGCAATGCAGGAAAAATATACGACTGGTGTTGACAACCTGTTCGCAGCGAACCAGACGATGCCTGTAGTCACAGACGTCATCAAAGTTCCGTCCGGAGAAACCGCAATGAAGCGCGGCACATTGGTCGCCTCGACCGGCAAAGCAGTCACCGCCGCAGCTGATGTCTATGGCGTTCTGGCAGAAGATGTTGACGCATCCAAAGCTGCTGTAAACACAGTGATTTATCTGACAGGCGAATTTAACGAAAAGGCTATGGCCGTCGGTATCCCGACAAGCGGCACGTTGTCTGTTTCCGACTGTAAATCTTCGGCCCGCAAGATCGGCATTTTCATCAAATCTAATCAGGAGTAAAAAAAATGGCAGTTGACATTTTTGAACCGCGCATCATGACCCAAATGATCGAGGCAGGCCAGAACACAAAACATACCTGGCTGCGCGATCGATATTTCGCAAATCGTCCGACATTCACCGCAAAGAAAATCGATTTTGACGTAGTTGGTCGGGGCGGACGCAGAATTGCACCGTTTGTATCCCCTCTTAACGGCGGCAAAGTCATTGACCGAGAAGGGTATTCCACTCTGAGCTATGAAGCTCCGATGTTGGCGCCTCAGCGCATCACAACCGCAGAGGATGTGATGAAGCGCCTCCCGGGAGAAAATCTTTACTCCGGTAAGACCCCGAACATGCGCGCCGCTGAAATTTTGGGCCGTGATTTGGCAGAACTGGACGAATATATTTCTCGCCGTGAGGAGGCCATGTGCTCTGAAGCTCTTTTCAGCGGCAAAGTTACGGTCAAGGGCGACGGTGTGAATGAGGTTCTGAACTTCTGGTCTACTGTTGCGGCTTCCGAAAAGCCGGAAACTACTTTGACCACGAAATGGGACGCCTCAACAGCGACTGCAGAAACCATCATGAGCGACCTGAGAGTTGTCCGCCGTTCAATGATTAAAGACGGCGGCTTTACTCCTCGTGATTTGATCTGCGGCACTAACGTGATCGACACGATCCTGAGCAAGCTCACTGCCTCTAAGTCTCTCGACATGAGGCGCGTTGACATGGGCCACATCGATCCTCAGCATCTTCCGGATGGCGTCACTTACTGGGGTTACCTCAAAGACTCTGCTCTTGACATTTACTCCTACGATGAATGGTACAAGGGCGATGACAGTGATGTTGCTATGGTTCCGGCAGATAAATGTCTGCTCGCAACGCCGGGCGCAAAAACCATGTTGGCCTATGGCGCCTGTCCAGTCATCAGCGAAACAAATCCGGGAATCGTCTTTGTTGAGGGTTCTCGTGTTCCGATGTCCTGGATCCAGCGCTCCAACCCGATGGGCCGAGTCGTGCAGATCTCCAGCCGTCCGCTACCCATCATCCAGCAGATTCATGCTTTCCACGTCATCAACGCCACCGGATCCTAATCCGATGTCAAAAGAGGGGCTCCGGCCCCTTTTTCATAGGAGCTAACAATGGAAATTGTTTTCACTAAAAACACGGTTTTCGGACGCGACATTTTCAAGGCTGGGGATAAGGCTGAATTCAATGAGAAAGAGGCAAAAATCATTTTGAAGGCTGGCGTCGGTGAGAAATTCGTTGAGCCCGAGGAACCTGAGACACCTGAAGAAGCAGTCCAGCCGGAACCGATTCCGGGCACAAGCTTTGCCGTTCCTCTTCCTGAAGCGGCTGAACCTGAAGCGGCACAGGCTCCGGAGAAGCCGGCTCCGAAGGCTAAAGCCAAATCTAGAAATGAAAACGTTTAAAGACTTTGCGGCAGCGGATGTCCAGAACGTTTTCTTGAATCTCAACGAGTTTGCTGACTTTCACGATATTGACGGCGAAAAAATTAAATGCGTCATCGACAAAAACATCATCTCCAAAATTCCTGAAGACGGACTGGTAGGCGATTTCATCAACATGACAACGCTCTACGCAGACTCTCAGGATTTAGAGGCGCCTGAGGAGGGCCAGTGGATGTCTATTGATGATTCCCGCCACATCGTCCAGTCGGTCTCGATTGAGGGAACGATGCTCGTCATTGTTCTCCGGGAGAATCGACAATGATTGAAGTGAAAATCGACAAAAATGATGTTGAGGCGGCGATTAACGTGCTGAACTCCACAAAAACTGGAGCTCAGAAAGCGGTTAATCGGGCAATCAACCGAGCGCTTATGCGCGGTCGAACCGTTGCCTCGAAGTCTTTGCGCGGCCGCTACACGATCAAAGCCTCCGACGTTAAGAAGGCAACCCGGTTGAGACGTCCGGGAGGCGCAGAAACTTCCGGACAACTCGTGTTCTCCGGACCTGTTCTCACTATGGCGCATTTCCGAATCCGTCCCTCAGGACAGGATACGACCGGAAATAATCGTCGGCAGGTGAAAGTTGAAGTTGTAAGAACCGTTCTGAAACCTCTCAAGAATGCGTTTGTCTATAACGGCACCGTTTTTCAGCGAAAAGGCGCGACCCGGCTCCCGATTGAACCGCGTTACGGGCCGTCTGTTCCTCAGATGGTCGGAAATGAAAACATCGTTGAAGACATTCAGTCCGAAATGAGAGATACGTTTCAGCGTCGAATTGACCACGAGGCAATGAGGCTCATTAAAGGAGGCAAGTGATGAATGATGTTTATTTATGCAAAGCCCTCGGGGAGTTTTTGGAAGCCGGCCTGAGCGATTTTCTCCTGCCGCTTGAGCACAAAGCCGACGAGCCGACAGTTTTCAGAGCGCCGAAGATCATTCAAGGCTATCTGCCGCCGAAGAACTCAAGGGAATCAAAGGACGATGATTTTCCTTTCGTCCTGATTCGTCCGGATTCGGGCAAAACGGATGCTGACGGCTGCAGCACCGAAGTTTCGATCGTGATCGGCGTTTGGGATGACGATTTTGAAGGCCATCTCACGGCGCTGACGCTCAAAGAAAAGACCGAGGCGCTGCTATTGAATCTGCCGAATCGGACGCTCGGCGAGCGGTTCATTCTGGAGACGCCTGTCTCTTGGGAAAACTCTCCGGCTCAAGCATGGCCCTTCTGGCAAATCGTTATGTCAACCCGCTGGACATTCCGCGCACCTGAAATCGTCAATCCCTATACACCGTATGAGTAAACATGAAGCTACGAAAAACTGAAGTTCAAAGAGAAAGGCCCGTCATTTACGTCGGGCCTTCGTTTTTAGGGCTCTCGACAAACACTGTTTTTCGAGAGGGAGCAAATAAATATCCCGACCACATTGTCCGAATGATCGAAAAGAATCCGGCAATCGGTCAGCTGATGGTTCCTGTCGCGGACGTGCAGCAGGCCAGGACCAATGTCCGAACTCAGGGGCACATTCTCAACACGCTGTACAAACAAGCACTAAAAGGAGCTTAAAAAATGGCTTATAAACATGGCGTTTACGTCAGTGAAGTCCCGACCAGCATTCTCCCGCCCGTTCAGGTCAATGCCGGCATTCCGATGATCATCGGCACGGCCCCTGTCAATATGACCGATCCGACTAATGTCAACAAACCGAAGCTTTGTTATTCATACGAGGAAGCGGTTAAAGAATTCGGATTTGTCCCGGCAGAAGAAGACAGCAGCGGCCTCAAGAAATTCAATTATTCAATCTGTGAACTGATTTATTCCGCATTTTCGCTGTATCGAGTAGCTCCCATCATCGTTGTCAACGTTCTCGATCCGACAACGCACAAGAAGAACTGCACGACTTCAAGCGTGCAGTTTGACGCCAAGACGGGTATTGCAAAAATCGCCGAAACAGGCGTCCTGCCGGATACGTTGGTTCTGAAAGCCGGTGAAAAGACGCTCACGAAAGACACGGATTTTGTTGTCTCCTTCGATACCGACGGAACAATGATTCTTTCGTCTCTCAAAAATCAGGACGGAGACTTCCTCTGCAGCTCTGATAGCCCTTATACGCTGACGGCCTCGAAACTGGATCCTTCTGCGGTTGATGCCGATGACATCATTGGGGGCGTCGATATATCCGGAAATAAATCCGGCCTGGAGCTCGTGGATGATGTTTTCCCGCTCTTCCGAGTTGTTCCGGGCACGCTGATCGCTCCGGGCTTCTCTTCCAGCCCGAGCGTGGCAGCCGTGATGGCCGCAAAATGCACCGCCATCAACACTGTATTCAAGGCGATTTGTGCGGTCGATGTTCCGACTACAACAGTCAAGAACTATACCGCTGTTGCAAATTGGAAGAACCAGAACAACATCACTGATCCGATGCAAATCTGCTGCTGGCCGATGATCCAGCTCGACGGCACTGTGTTCAATCTCTCGACGCAGCTGGCCTGTCTGATGGCCCAAGTTGATTCTCAGAACGATGATGTTCCGTACGTCTCTCCGTCCAACAAAAATCTGCAGATGACAGGCACATGCTTGGCAGATGGCTCTGAAGTGGTTTTAGGTCCGGATACGGGTGCCTATCTGAACAGCCAGGGCGTTGTCTGCGCGTTGAATTTCATTGGGGGTTGGGTTGCCTGGGGCAACAGAACTGCCGTCTATCCGGGAAACACGGACGTCAAAGACGCCTTTATTCCGAACAGAAGAATGTTCAACTGGATCGGCAATACGTTTATTCAGACCTTCTGGTCTAAGGTCGATTTCCCGGCAACTCCTCGCCTGATTAACACGATCATCGACAGCGCAAACATTTGGATGAACGGGTTGGCTGCTATGCAGTACATCCTCGGAGGCCGCATTGAGTTCCTCTCTTCTGAAAACTCGATCACGGACCTCATGGATGGAAATCTCGCATTCCATGTTTACATCACACCGCCGTCTCCGGCAAAAGAGATTGACTTCATTCTTGAATTCGATCCTGACTATCTGCAAACCCTATTTGCAGCCTAATTGGAGGTAAAAAATGGCAACAGGAACAAACAGCATCCCGGAGCGCTTGATCAACTATCGCGTCTACAACGAAGCCAACGCGCTGATGGGTATGGCAACAGTTGATTTGCCTGAGCTTCAGGCAATGAGCGACACAGTGTCCGGAGCCGGTATCGCCGGCGAAGTGGATAGCCCGGTTCTTGGCCACTATCAGGCCATGAGCTCGACTTTCAACTGGAGAACTATTGAAAGGCCCGCTCTCGAGTTGGCCAAGCAGCAGGCACATCAGTTGGAAATCCGCGGTTCTCAGCAGCACTACGACAACACCACCGGAAAAATCACGACTACTCCCATCCGAGTTGTCATGAGAGCGATTCCGAAGAACTTCTCTTTAGGTTCATTTGAACCGGGTTCCACAACCGATTCGTCCACTGAATTTGAGGTGGTCTATCTGAAGATCGTTGTCGATGACAAAGAGGTTGTCGAAATCGATAAATACAACTTTATCGCAAAGTTCGGCGACACAGACATGCTCGAGAGCGTCCGTAAAGACCTCGGGATGTCTTAACCAAAACTCGCCGGGGCTCGGCCCCGGCATCAAAGGAGAAACTAAATGAGCGAAATCATTCACACACTCAGCCGCCCGCTTGAATTTGAAGGCAAGAAGTACGAATTTCTGACGTTTGATTTTGACAAATTGAGCGGAAAGGATCTGCGCGAAATTCGGAGAGCCTTCGACAATCCTGCACGCCCGATTCCCGTCTTAGCAATGGATGAAGAGTTCCTCATGCTGGCAGCGGCCAAAGCGGCACAGGTTCCGTATGAATTAATTGATGCGTTGCCCATGGCTGAAGCCATTTCGATTACAACGCTGGCAAGTCAGTATTTTTTTCAACAGGCCTACTCGGCGGAGCAGGCGAAAGAAATCAACGAGGCGAAAAAGAAACTCTCGATGGATTAATTAGCACTGTACGCAAATACTGCCTCTGGCTGACCCTAAATGGCGCCGGAGGCAGTGCTTCCGGTTGGTTTGAAAAGCCTCTTACAGAGGTGGTTGAGTGGGTGAATGCTTTAGGCGGCCTACTGAGCGAAATTAATGCCAAAACCACCAATTCACAAAAAGAATGGGGCCGAAGAAAAGGGCGAGCTTAAGAATCATCCAAAACACGTCCAGAATGCATAAGAACATTCCAAGCGGCGTATCTGTATTCCACACCCAGCGATCCTTTTGAAAAGGATTAGAGCGGCCCTTAGAGAGCATGTAGGAAACAGCAGCCTGATTGACTAAGTTCGTATTGTTTCCGCTGCCATCACACATTTCATATCTCCTTTTCCTTATGTATTAATTTTAAGAAGGGGAGGGAGAAAAGTAAACGGAAAAAACATAATGAGCGCAAAGAGTTACGAAATAATGTTTGAGGTTGCTGCGGCAGTTAACTCCAAATTCCCCAGCGCTTTTAAAAAGGCCGCAGAGACCGTACAAAAAGCTGAAGACCGAGTTCGGGGCTTGAATAAGCAGTATGAAAAAGTTGGTTCCCTGATTAAACAAACAGAAAAGACCAAACAGCTGTCTGCTCAGTATTTCCGTCAGAAAGAGGCGCTGAATAATCTCAGGGCGGCGATTCAACGGACGAACTCCACCAGCTCTGTCATGTTGTCTGAAGAAAAGAAACTTGCTAAGGCGGTAAATGATTCTCATCGAGCGCTAAACACGCAAACAAAATCACTTTCAAATCTGCGCAAAGAGCTGAATTTGACAGGACGGTCTCTTGATGACGTGAAGAAGAAACATAAGTTATTGGCCGAACAAAGCGCTGTTGCTTCCCGAGTAAACAACATTGCTAAAGCAAGATCGGGAGTTGAATTTATGGAGAGCTCCTTGGCCGAAAAAGGAATGGGCTCTATGGTTGCGCTCTCGACGTTGGGATCTTCCGTGATGCATTACGCGGAAACACCTGTGAAACAGGCCATGCAAATGGAGGATGCTATGGCCGAGATTAAAAAAGTTGTGGACTTCACATCTCCGGACGGGCTGCAGAAAATGCAGGCGGCTCTTGAAAAAATGAGCTTGTCTATCCCGATTACGGCGGAAGGGTTGGCAAAAATTACTGCGGCAGCAGGTCAAGCCGGCATCGCCGAAAAGGATCTTATTCGGTTTACCGAGACAGCCGCCAAAATGGGCGTTGCCTTCGACATCTCCGCAGAAGAGGCGGGAGAAATGATGGCGAAGTGGCGCTCCGGTATGAACCTGACACAAGATCAGGTCGAAAGCCTTGCAGACGCTACAAACGCGTTGAGCAACAACAATGCGGCAATGGCCAAGCAGGTTGGTGAAGCGTTGAAACGATACGGCGCTCTTGGCAAAGTGGCCGGACTAACTGAAAAACAGACGGCCGCCATGGCAGCTACGATCATCGGAGCCGGAGCCGAAGCAGAGGTCGCTGCAACCGGTATGAACGCATTCATGAGAGCTTTGACGAAGGGCGGCTCAATGACGGATTTGCAGAAGGCCGCTTTCGGGAACCTCGGATTTGACGCCCTGCAGCTCCAAAAAGATGTACAGAAGAATGCTCCGAAGACAATTTTTGCTGTTCTTGAGGCAGTAAAGACCAAACTCCCGAAGGAATTGCAAATGCAATATCTGACGGCTATGTTCGGCGAGGAGGGCGCCAGAGCGATGGGACCAATGCTGGCCAACACGGAAAAGCTGAGGGAAAACTTCGATCTGGTTGCAGAAAGCGAAAAATACGCCGGCTCAATGGAAAAGGAGTTTTTATCGAGAAGTGCTACTACTTCGAACGCCCTGGAACTGGCCTCGAACGCAATGTCTTATTTTGCCAGAGCTGTAGGTGACCCAATGTTGGGGACCCTCAAAGAAAGAGCGTTGGATTTCGTCAAACTCGGAGAGGCAGCCGGAACTTGGATTAAAGAGAACCAAACACTGGTTAAATGGTTCCTTTACATTTCCGGAGTAGTTCTTTCTTGCGTGGCTGTGTTCCACATGCTAAGGGTTGCCTTTTTCGTATTGGGTGCTCCGGTCCTTAAACTTATCACCACAGGAATGAAGTTGTATGAAGGCCTGTTGTTGATCAGGGGAGGATTGTCGACAAATACGGCGGCCATAAAAGCCTACTCCTTTGCCATGTCTGTCTGGAAAGGAGGAATTCTCGTAGCAACAAAAGCCCTTGGAGGCTTGAAGGTGGCTGCAACAGCAGCCGGATCGGCGATGAAATTTATGTTCACAAACCCGATCGGCATGGCCATTACTGCAATTGCGACATTGGTCCTTGCCGGCATCTATCTCTACAAGAACTGGGATGAAGTCAAAGCCAAACTGGTCGAGTTGTGGACGGCCTTTGAGGAAAAATTCCCGGGGCTGGCAGCCACCATGAAAAACATCTATGAAGGCTCGATCAAACCCACAATCGACGGGATAAAGACCACATTCCAAGGTCTGATCAGTTTTATTTCCGGAGTTTTCTCCGGAGATTGGACTAAAGCTTGGGAAGGCGCAAAAACTTCCTTCTCCGGATGCTTCCAGGCGCTCCCGGAGTTTGCCAAAGGTCCGCTCAATCTTGTGATTTCTCTGGCCAATAAGGCTATTGCCGGTTTGAACTCTCTCGGATCGTTCACGGTTCCGGATTGGGTTCCGGGCGTAGGCGGCAAGAGTATGGGGATCAACATTCCCCAGATTCCGATGCTTGCGTCCGGCGGCATCGCGACAGGGCCGTCCTTGGCAATGGTCGGCGAAGGCAGGGAGCCGGAAGCGATCCTCCCGCTTTCCCGCTTGGGCGGCATGATGGGCGCCGGCGGTCCTTCCATCTCTGTCAACTTCTCTCCTGTGATTCAGATCACAGGTGCCGGAGCGGTCAGAGAAGACGTCCAGTCAGGGCTGAGAGCCGGAGTGGCAGACCTGAAGCGCGAGCTTGAGCGCCTGCTGAATTCTGAGCGCCGCTTGTCTTATGCCTAATTGGAGGCCTTATGTACAAAACGATTCAGGGCGACACATGGGATATTGTCGCCAAGAAACTGCTGGGGAGCGAAATGTACATGTCCGACTTAATCCGGGAGAATCCGGATTATCAGGAATATGTCATTTTCCCGGCAGGGGTTGAGCTCAACGTTCCGAAGGTCGAACAGACAACCGCTCAGGAAGAGTCGATGCTGCCGCCATGGAAGAGGAAGAACAGAAATGTCGGGACCTAGACAAACAAGGCTTCGGCTGCTGCTTTCCAAAAACGAAACAGACGTGTCCGAAGACCTTTGCAAAGATCTGCTCTCATGGTCATTTACCGATCATGAGAGCGGCCAAGCAGACGAAATCAGCCTGACGCTCAAAGATAATGAAGGGAAGTGGGCCGGGAGCTGGAAGCCTGACGGCGGTGAGAACATCAAAATGTACTTGTCCGCCGGCACCACGGAAGAACCTGGGCCGGAGGCCTTCCTAGGAACATTCTTTGTTGATTATCAGAGAATCTCCGGAGCACCTCGGGTTTACGAACTCCGAGCCGTGTCTATTCCGCTCAATAAGCCTGTCCGGAAAACTCAGAAAAACCGTGCTTGGGAGAACCATTCTCTTCAGGAAATCGCACAAGAAATCTGCAGGGATGCCGAATTAGAGCTTTTCTTTGATTCCGTCGAAAATCCTCAATACCCGCGCATTGACCAGTCTCGTCAGAGTGACATGGCCTTTCTGCAGCACTTGTGTGAAGAAGCCGGACTCTCGATCAAAGTCACGGATAAAACCGTTGTGATTTTTGGTCAGGAACGGTACGAGAAAAAGGATCCCGTATGCACAATGGAAATCGGGATCAGTGACATCCTGAGCTATACCTTCGAGGTTTCTCAGAGCGATACGTATAAGGCCGTCAAGGTCAAGTGGCGCAGTCCTTCAGCTAAAAAGAAGGACCAAGCGGCCGGATACGACCTCAATCTGCAGAAAGTGAAGGCGGCCAAAGCCACCGAATACGACTTTTATCTGCAGAAGGTGGACAAGAACGGCAAGGGATCAAACCCGGCTGTTTTTGAATACACGTACACGGATCCGGAAGCCGATGAAAACGGCCAAGTCTTTGAGATGAAAAAACGCTGCGCTTCGCTCGAAGAGGCAAAACGCCTGGCCAAAGCCAAGCTCCGTCAGCTCAACAGCAGAAAAATCACCGGAGAGATGACGGTTGTCGGAACCCCGTTCTTGTGCGCCGGTACCGTTATTAAGGTAGTCGGCGCCGGAGCTTTCAGCGGCAATTACATCATTGAGGAAGCTAACCACAGCGGCGGGAGTTCCGGATACACCACGGGCCTGCGGCTGAGGCGCGTCAACAAGGAGTATTAAGATGTTGTTTAAACCAAACGAAGAAGACCGCGATGCCGTTTTAGCGATCCTCAAAATCGGTGAAGTGACGGACATCGATCCTGCAAAGTGCAAGATCCGGGCAACCTTCGATGACGAGGACGGCAAAACAAGTTTCTGGCTCCCGGTGCTGCAGAGAAAGACGCTGCACGATAAAGACTTCTGGCTGCCGGATGTCGGCGAGGACGTTCTTTGTCTCTTTTTTAATGAGGCAGAAGAAGCCGGATTCGCCGTCGGCAGTTTTTACGCCGGAGACGTGGACGTTCCCGGGCAGTCCGTTGACATCCGGACGGTGAAATTTAAAGACGGCTCCGAGTTCAGCTACAACCGAAACAGTCACGAATTGAAGGGCGTTATCGGCAGCACAAACTTCAAGCTGAATCGCCAAAACATTGCGATTTCGGCGCCAGAAACAATCTCCCAGAGCTCCAAAAAAGTTGAGGTCGACGGGTCTAACCAGGTCGCCATTAAGGGCGGGACTTCGGTTGACATTACGACGCCGACCCTAAACCTCAACATCGGCGGCACAACGATGACGTTGAACGACTCAAGCGCCACGATCTCAAGCCAAACTGTGAATTTCTCAGGAACGCTGAACATTAAGGGCAATTGTTCTGTTGAAGGGAATTTCTCTGTTACGGGGAACATTAACGCCAGCGGCACCGTTCACGGAACCAATATTTAATTAGGAGGGCGCTATGGCCTTCGGAGTAACCGGACTTTTTGGGACTCTTCCGTTTGTCTGCTCGTCAAATATTGTGAACACATTCAAAGATGTGAATAGAGACCTGGCGACAAAATATGCTCGTCACGATGTGATCGGCAGAAAGCCGGTGCTTGAGTGGATCGGAGAAGAGTCGGACAAAATAAGTTTCAAGATCCGTTTCGACAGTTCTCTGAACTCGCCTCCCGAGGCGGGTTTGTTTTTATTGAAACGAATGCTGGACTCGCACAAGCCCCAAAGACTTCTTCTGGGGCCGCGTTACATGGGGAAGTTCGTCCTTGAATCGATCTCGGAGGAACGGCGCTTTCATACGGGCCTCGGCGTCTGCCAGATTGCTGAGGCCACGATTTCATTAACTGAATGCGGTGACGAAAATGCAGCACGTTCTTAATTTATCCCAGCCGATTTCATTTGCTCCCGGAACCGTGGCAGCGGAAGTTTTGCAGAACGTCAGAACGATTCTCGCAACTCGTAAAGGAACCGTCCCGCTTGATCGAGACTTCGGCCTTGAGTGGGAGCACGTGGATAAGCCGATCCACATTGCCAAGGCGCTCATCCAAGCTGAGATTATTGAGGCTGTTGAGCGATGGGAACCCAGAGCTGTGATCGACAAAATCGAATTCGGAGAACAGGCAGAGGACGCCATGGACGGACTTTTGAACCCAATCATCACTTTGAGCATCGGAGGCGGAAATGCCTGAGACATTACCTCGTTGGGGAATGCCGGATGTTAATTTTATTGAGACAGATCCGGAGAAAATCAAATCAGACATCATCAATCGTTATGAGACTGCCGCCGGCAGAACACTCAGCGCCGGAGATCCGGTCCGATTGTTTTTGCTGACGATTGCCTCAGAAATTATTCAGCTACGGCAGGTGTTCAACCATGGGGCGCAGCAGAATCTGCTCACATACGCTCAAGGACAGTATTTGGACGCCTTAGGCGTGTTCCTCGATACGGCCCGACAGCCGGCAGATAAAGCCGTTACAACAATTCAGTTCACACTAACCCAAGCGCTTTCGAGCGCTTTTTTTATACCTGCAGGTTTTCAGGTGAGCGCCGGCAACGTCATATTCGAAACGACCGAACTGGTGACAATCGCTCCAGGGGAACTGCAGGGAACGGCGCAAGCAGAATGCACGCAAGCCGGAAACATCGGAAACGGCTATTTAGCAGGGCAAATTTCTACGATTGTGGCACCGCTGGCATTTTTGGCCAGCGCGGTAAACACTACGGAATCCATCGGGGGTTCCGACATAGAGAGCGATGCAAGCTATGCCGAGCGCCTGCGCTTGAAGCCAAACTCTTTTTCGGTGGCCGGACCGGAGAAGGCTTACATTTTCCACGCTTTTTCAGTCTCTCCTTCGATCATCGACGTAGCGATTGATTCTCCGACTCCGGGTGTGGTGAATGTTTACACACTCCTGACAGGGGGCGCGCTGCCGTCTACAGCGTTTCTGCAGGAAGTTGAGGATTATCTGTCCGGAGAAGAAATCAGGCCGCTTACCGATGAGGTCCATGCCAAAGCTCCTACGGCTTATTCCTACAGCGTCAATGTGGACTATTACGTTCTGCAGAGTGACGCAGTGAGACTCTCTGCGATTCAGACAGCTGTCCAGGCGGCAGTGAACGATTACGTCGCATGGCAGCAGGCAAAAATCGGCAGAGACATCAATCCGGACGAACTCATTAAACGAGTTCGCGATGCTGGCGCCGGTCGGATTCTTCATACAACCCTAACGCCCGCTTTTAAAACATTAACCAAATCTCAAGTCGCCCAATGCTCGTCCGTGACAGTGACATTCAAGGGGCTGGAGGATGGCTAAATGAAAACACTACAAGACATCACCTTAGGTGATCTGCTGCCCGACAGTATCTCGTCAGATCAGCAAGTAAAACAATCTGCAGAAGCAATCGACCCGGAACTGAAAACAGTTTCGGGTTTTTTGTTATTGGGCGCCGTACTGGCCAACGTCGATAAATTGACCAGCACGCAGCTTGACCACATTGCATATTCATTTGATCTCACGACCTGGCGTGATTACTGGCCTCTAAGCCAAAAACGGCAGGTTGCCAAAACCGTCGTGGCTCAGAAATGCCGTATGGGCACATTGTCGGCGGTCAAAAAAGTCCTCGAATCTCTCGGTTCCGCCGTTTCCATCACCGAATGGTGGCAAAAGACGCCTAAAGGCACACCTCACACGTTTGAAGTAGTTGCCTCTATCGGAGCCATATCCGGAGGTCTGAGCGCTAATGCTCAGGAAGACTTTCTCAGGCTGCTGGACGAGGCAAAACCTGTTCGCAGTCACTACACATTCACTGTCGTTCAGTCGCTGCTTGGAAATCTACAGGTTTCCGGGTCGATTCGATCCGCTTCTTTTGCGCGTTGTTCTTCTGAAATAACGCCGCTCACAACTCAAATCAGCGTGACACCGCTCATGAGACCGGTTTCGTACGCACGCATCTAATCACCCACTGAAAATTTAGGAGTTTTGATATGCCTAACGTAGTCATTACGTCGGCAGGCCTTGCCGCGCTCGTAAATGCTGAAAACAACGGAACACTCCCCGTAAAAATTACTAAGTTCGGCCTCGGAACCGGGAATTACACGCCCTCTGCAGATCAAACCGCGCTCCAGAGCAAATTCAAAGAAATCACTGCGCTGTCCGGCGGGGACGTTGGAGACAACACAATTCACGTCACCATGAGTGACACAAGCTCTGACGCTTACACGGTGAACGAAGTAGGTGTGTACCTAGAGGACGGTACTTTGTTTGCCGTCAGTTCTCAGCCGACCGGCGCAATTTTGCAAAAAGCTGCCGGCTCTCAAGGCCTTCTCTCCGTTGACCTTGTAATTAGCGGCGGAACATCCGGGATTACCGTTGACGGCGATACCAACTTCTTCAATCCTCCCGCTACGACGCAAGTGGCCGGCGTTGTGAAATTGGCTAGTCTTGACGAAATCAAGACCGGCACAAACTCCTCAAAAGCAGTTACTCCGAGCGGCGTTTTTAATTTCGTGAAGACCTATGTCACGGAAGCCATTGAAGCTCTTAAAACGCTTCTTCGCAAAGAGATAGCTGCGGCAGCACTGGCAGCGGTTCCGATTGGCACGGTTATTTATTACCTTGGTACCGAAATCCCTGACGGTTATTTGCTGACCAACGGCGCCAGTGTCTCTAAGACTGATTTCTCAGACCTTTATGACGTCATTGGAGACAAATTCGGCAACGTCGATTCCACGCATTTCAACCTCCCGAATACGCATCACAGATTTTTGGAGGGGACAACCACCCTTAGTGAGGTGGGAACCTATGTCGAAGCGGGAGTACCGAATAGCAAA